ATCATCAAGCGGTGCATTGTTGGCAATATTACGGATTGCCCTAACCAATCTAAACTCTTTGTTCATAGTAGTATTAATACTTCTTTTAAAATCTTTATTATCTTCTTTATCTTCATCAGCGGCTTCACCATTTTCATCATTGGGTTCATCCGTTGAATCAGTATCATTTTTGTTTTCCGTATCTTCGGTATCTTCTACCTTTTCATCTTTATCATCTGAAGTTGGGGTTTCATCCTTTTCTTTATCTTCATCCATTTGGCTTCTGATTTCATTAAGTCTGTTTTCCTCATCTTCGGTAAGGTCACGCATTTCTGATTTTGCCTTTTCAATTATATCAATGGCTTCATCATGCAATACAGTCCTTTTTTCCTTTTTCTGTTTTACAGGTTGCTTCATACACCTTAATCATTGTTTATTCTATTATAAATATATTGATGTTTGAAAAGTTTTCAATTATTCGGGATTTCCAAACAAAATAATTCATCAAATTCACGTTTAAGTGCGTCAAGTTTTGTGTTTATGGTGTTCAGTTCATCAACTTTTCTTTTGGCTGCACTTGTGGTTTCGTATGCAGGTTGAAAAACGGGTGATACATCAAACAATCTGTTGATTTTGGTGATATGCCTTTTAAGGTTTCCATCAATACCCCTTGTCCAACTGTCACCACCTTCAGCAACCGTGAACGCAAATGATGATGCTGTAATTTCACCCCTTGAAAGATATGATAATAATTCATCACCCAATTGGGTTTTTGGGGCTTCAAAACGGTAATGCAGTCCATCACCTTCAATCCATAGATTCAATGTGCCTTCACCATACTTGGAACGAGCAAGTACACCCCTGCTTTCATCATGGTTGAGGTATGCAAACACATCACTTGACTTGATGGTTTCATCCGTGATTGCAGATGGGTCAATGGTTTCCGTGAAGCCCATATCAACGCTATCACTGTTGAATACCACTGCAACACCTTCAACAATACGTGAATCTTCTGATGCACGCTTGATTTTATTCTGAATATTTCTGATTTCCTTTTCCATAATGTTCTTTTATATAAATAGTTTGTTAATTTTTCAAAAACCGTGCTTTGATATCCTGAACTGCGTACCACCAACCATAACCGACACCATCAACTTGATTGTAGAAAATAGGTGCTCTATGACCTAATGTGTTACTGTGACCGTTGCCATAGTCGGCTGTGGTATCATTGGGCAATGTGATAATGTTTGCTTCTGCACCGCCATTCTGCAATTGTATGATAAATTCCTTCATTGCCAGATACGGACAGGCTGCATCATCCTTTGCACCAATAATAGTAATAGGTGCTCCATCACTTGTGATAGTCAAATCATACCTATTGTAAACTGTTCCTTCAAGACTGTCCCAACCTGTATAACTTGTCGGTATGTTAGGATAACCCGTTGTTGTTCTCCAGCTTTCACCCCACGCAACAGTATCTGAAATTTTGTCATCAATGTTATGTTGATGCAATTCTCCACCACTCATATAACATCCCACCAAATTCTGCCACTTGATTGAAGAGAATTTTGCGAACTTCTCAGCATTTAACTGCTTAAACGCAATTGCGTCTTCAACAGACATTGTGTTGCCACCTGTCAAATAGGCATTTATCTGTGATTGCGTTCCTTTGAAGTGCATTTCCGCGTTTGTTGCTCCACGGAAGCCTGATGCACCACTCAATGTTTCACCCATTCGCCACACACCACCATCAACAACAGGACTGAAAGCATATATGTGCCTTAAATTGAAACTCGGATGATGAATTGCATAATAAGCCGACAATTTACCGCTACCTGACCATGAAGTCATAAAGATATTTGTATCACTGATATTGAAGCGAGTTGTTACATATTCAACAGCCTTTTCATACGCTCTCAAAGTGACAGGCACAGGCACTGCACCACTCTGCCCGCAACTCGGGAAGTGCAAGAAATTGTAAGAACCCCAAGGGTAAACATTCATTACTGCAAATCCTTGATTGGTGAGGTACTGCAATGCACTTGTAATAACATTTGGTGAGCTGCCGACAGTATCAATTGCATAATTCCAATTGGGGTAACTGCCGTCACAAGCGCACCAAATCATCAATGGTACTTTTTTACCTTTGATTGTGTAACTGTTCGGCAATATCAAACGGGCGGTTGTACAGACATCTTCGCCAACATCAAAGACCAATGTTTCTGAGAGTAGATGACCACCAGATGTGCCTTTTTCAATCTGCACATTATAGACTTCCTCAACGTCACCATCAAAAATGAATAACTCTTTTTCTGATATGGCATCAGTTGTCTGTTTGACAATTTTGATATACTTGCACGAACTGTCAAATGTATCACCTGCCATCTTGGTTGACTGCAATAGGTTGAAATTTTCACCATATTCATAGATGTTGAAACCACTAAAATTGAAACCGTTTACCGTAGTTGCATTGTTTACCTTGATAAACATTGACGAACGCACATAGTCTCTGAAACTATCAATTGTGTAGTCCATTGCGCCAGTGGCTGTTTTAAGTCCTCCACGCTCCATCCTAATTTGAACAGTGCCGAGACCGCCACTGCCGCCCTGCAAAAAATTACTGTTCAATTTATCAATAAATTGCGAACCTATTTCGCTGCCTGTTATTCGTTGTATAGCCATAGTTAGTCTGTTAGATTAAATCTTTTATTATCAAGTGCATAATTCCTCTGAATTTCTTGTTCGTTAAGTTTCCTACTATAGATGCGAATAGCCTTTATTGTACCTGCCATAAAATGCTCAGTCCCATCACTTGCCCGCCGTTGATAGCCTATGGACAAATCACTACTCAAAATAGCAACATAGTCATTTATATCATAATTTATATTATTAATTCTGATATGTCTTGGGTCATTTATAAGATTACCATAAGTGTATACATCAGCATTGGTTGCAGAAATCACAATGTTATTATCACTGTATTTGAAAGCAGAGTTAGATTCACCGTTTGTTGCACATGCAACCATCTGCAAAAGAGCATTTTCTTCTGTTACCCTACCACGTGCGAGGCAAGCAACTGAATTACTTGTTTTATTTGATAAAATTGGCTGTTTTACGACATTGTCGGTTGGGAACTGTGTTAATTCTGCTATAACCTCAACGGTTGCAACTTTGTAAGATGTAGTAAGACTACCACTTGAAATACCTTTTGACGAAGAGCCGTTGAACCTCAACGAACCGTCAGAATCTTGCGTTACATCAGTCAAGTCAAACTCAATATTGTTAATTTGGTCAGTCCATTTAATAGGTACGTTGTTACCATCCAAAGTGACACCGTTACGACAGTCAAGATTGAACACAAGACCATCTGTCACATAAGAATCAGCTTCCGCAACAACAACAACCGCACCCGTAACATTATCAATTGTCACAACACCTGTGGTCTCGTTCCAAACACCTGTATTATTGGTTATGTCAAAGCCATCAAGCGTAACAGATACCCCGCTGAATACATAAGCATTATTAGGCAAATTCAGTTTGAAACTTAGCGATTTTCCGTCCAAAATTTGTGTCGGCATCTCATTGACACTAACACCATCAACATAGATGTCTGAAATTGTAATACCGCCTGTTACACCTCTGACTGAAATTTCATGTCTCAATGCTGTGCTACCCCAATTCAAGATGGGTTTGCCTTCAGGAAAAGCATACGGACCGAGTGCGTTGTATATTCTCATCAAGTTAATTCGCAACACCTTGCCCATTTCGGCACTCAAAATATCAGATTCACCACCATCATTGACGTTATTGACAATTAGTGACTGTATGCCGACTGCATCTTCATTGACAAGCACTGTATTTCCTCTTGGACCTTGTGCGTAATCATCTGTTTCAACACCACCGATGACCCACTTTCCGTTTACACTGATTGTTGGGGTCACGTTATCAATGGCGGTCTTGATACCACCACTTTTTACAAGATTGTCACTACCTGCTATTGGTCTATCATCAAAGGTCAGAGTTGTTTGCACATCTGCCACCATTTCATCCACCTCGCTTTTGGTATAGGTGTTGGCTAAAGTTGCTTCAGTTGCTGTTACTCTGTTGGATAATGCTGTATCATCATAATTGTTGAGGCTTGCCAATTTGTTTTTCTCTGTTGTGGTGAAGTTGTTGTCAGTATGGACATAGTTGGGGTCAATCACTATACCATCAGGTAATTCACCCTCAATGGCTGCTTCCGCTATTTTTTGGTCAACTTCTGCCTGTGAATAGGTTTCACTTTTACGGTAGGTGTTCAATGTAATGTCCATCAAATCATCAGTGATTGCAGGCAAATTTTGTTCATTTATTCTGTCAATGGCAGATTCCAATTCTTCATCCTTATCAGTTGAACGTTGAATTTCTGCATCAAGTCTGTCACTCAGTTCAGTTATTTCCTCGCTGCTTCCACCGCATGAAGTGACAATGTACCATTGTGTAGTACCCCCAAATGTACGGTTAAATGTGCCGTCACTGTAGTCTTCATCAAGTTCAAGGTTGTCCGCAAAGTAGCACAAAACACCTTCACCCAATGTTTTCAGTTCATCCCATTCCAATCTGATAATGTTATCTTCAGTATCACCGTCAGTTTTGACAATATACTTGCAGATGTCATTTGTGTAGAACCTGAAGGCATAGTTACTGCCCAAGCCTTTAACATCAGCAACATTGAAATTTATATCACCGCCTTGTGTTACTCTTTTCATTCTTCTATTTCAGTATTATCTTCTTTATTTCCTTCTAATGTGTTCTGTGCCGTATCACTATATGCAATGGTATGTCCGTCACCACCTTCAAATCCGTTGTAACCTATTTCCTTACGTACTTCATTACGTGACAAGATACCTGCATCCACCATAGTTTTATAATAATTAGCCTGTGATTGTTTGTCAATTCTTAACAGGTCGTTTGTTTCAAGGATGATGGATAAATTTGATTCAGATGGTTTAAGAAGTTTGCGGTTCATTTCTGATTCTATCATTGCAATGTAAGGCTGCAAGGTATGGACAAGAAAAGCGTTTTGCAGCATTTCCAATGAAGAATAAGTTGCACCTGATTCACCACCTAACAAAAGCGGATTGATGTTGAAGAAACGGGCAATATCCGCAATGTTGAATTGACGTGAAGATAACAGTTGGCTATCTTCAGGTGATAACGTCAACTGTTGGTAATCCATATTTGCGTTAATGATAGCCAAACCACCACCGCTACCGTTGTATGCCTGTTGCCAAGATGACCTGATTTCATCTTTTTGCTGTTTGGTAATTGGGGTATTGACCTTTAACAGACCGTTTACATTCATTCCGTTTTCAAAGAATGATTTAGCGGCATTCTCAGATGCATTGGTGATTCCTAATGTACGTGCTGCATAGGTCAACAGACTGATGCCATTGATACCGTCATAGCTATTCAAAATGAAATGCAACATATTGATAGGTTCAATGTGCTTGTTACCCAAAAGTGTACAGGTGTAATACAGCGTATCTTTTTGTTTGTTGTAGTTGATTACTACATCAGATGCTTCAAGATACCGTAAACCTTTTACCGTACCATCATCAGACCTGTAGATGTAACAGAACGCATTGCCCTTTAAGATAACCGACTGAACAATCAACTTTATAAGTGTGTAACGTGACAACAGGTTATCATTGTCCCTATCCCCGAATACAAGGTTAAGCGGATGGTTGGTAATTTCGTTATTTCCTTCTTCACCACTGATTAGCACCTTTACAGGTAACATGGCAATGGTGTTGGCAATCAAACTTGTTGCACCGAATACTGCACTGATGTTCATTGAAGTATATTTGTTGTAGATTGTGCCAAAAGTCAAGGCTTCCCCCCAAGGAGTAACATACTGCAATGGTTCAGCGGTGTTTCTTTTTTCCTTTTCTTTTTTTCTAAATAATCCCATTTCTTTTTCCTAATCCTTAATCAATTATAAATATCCTTATGAATCAAAATTGAAGCCCATGATTGAATTATCATAATGATTTGTCGTAAGATAGCCACCAAGAGCCATTATCATTGATAATACACCATCAATTTTGTTGTTATAGGTTTCTTTTGTGGGTCGTTCATTATCATTGAAATCACGTTTTATCACCACATTCTCAAAACAGAAATTATCTATGGGGTTGGGATAAATAACAACCTTGCCTGATAGTATCAACCTTGCCATTTCCTTCGTAGGTCGGTTAAGGCTTCCAATGCTCATACTATACGGTAGCAAATTCAATCCTTGTTCAGTGGCATTGATGGCAAATTGGGTTGCGTTCCATTGGTCATAGGACACTTGAATTATCTGTGTCGTTTGGTTTATCTTCAATATTTCCGTTAATATATAATCATAATCTGTGACGTTCCCGGGCGTAACGTATAAGTGCCCCTGCTGTTGCCATAATCTATATAACTCCCTGTTGGGGTTAACTGTCAGTTGTTCAGATGGGACAAAGTAATAATTTCGGAAATAATACTTATCATCTTTTGGTATCATCACGGTCACAGCCGTAAGGTCAGATGTTGAACCAAGGTCAACACCCATATAAATAAACGGTTCATCAAAATCTGACAACTGCCATTCTTGCTGTGCTTTGTAAATGTAATCTGCACCAATCCATTCTTCAGATGATGATAACCATATATTTTGCAGTTTGGTAAGATATGAAGTCAACAAAGTTGGGTTGTTTTTGGCTTGTTGCGCTTGCTGTCTCAAATATTCTGTTTTTACGGTAACACCCAAATTGGGTGAAGATTTACACCAATTGGTTTCATCTTCATAATCATCATCATGGTCAAGGGTGAAAATCACTGCAAACTGTGAATCATCCTGTTTTTTGTCATGCAGAATTTCAACCATGCTTGAACGCATACTGTAACAGAATGATGAACGGTTAAAACCTGCTGTTGTGATACAGACCCCAAGCGGGTTTTCACGCATACCCTGCGAAGATTGTAATACATTGAACACCGAGCCATCTTTGAATTCATGAAGTTCATCACACACAAACATACTTGCATTATAGCCGTCAAGCCTTGATGCATCAGCTGCCACAATATGCAATGATGATGTTGTAGCATCAAACTTGATGGTGTCCCTGTAACGTTTGAAGTATTTACCATCCTTGTCCAATGGTTTGAGAAAATTTGAAGCCATATCAAAACAGATTTTTGCTTGCTTTGCTGATGTTGCAGACAATATAACCTGTGCATTCGCTTCACCGTCATAAATCAGATGATATAAACACAATGCTGCAACCAATGCGGTTTTCCCGTTCTTTCGTGCCACTTCAATATATGCGTTCCTGACCATTCGTGAACCGTCAAGATAATAAAAACCATAGATTGAATATATGATGAATTTCTGCCAAGGCTGCAAGATGAATGGTTTACCATTATGGCTACCCGTAAAATGCTTTAGCTGACTGATGAATTTGACAACCCTATCTGCTTTTTTAGGCTTGAATATTAAATCATCACGTTTGAAGTAATTAAGATAGCGTTGGCAAGCAAGTTTCACATACTCACAAGCCAACACCTTTCCCGAAATCACATCATTTGCGTACTCTTTATATGTTGAAAATTCATCAATCATCATTGTTTAGATTTTCCATCCACTGCGGTTTTTCATCTTTATCATCAATGGACTGTTTGATTTTCCCTATACTATTTGGACTCAATCCAAATTCACGGGATAATTTCACAAGTTGATTGGTTGAGTCGGTTATCTGTTTTAACATTGGATGCTTTTCAAGTCCACCGAAACGGTTCCTAACCATTACACCATCTTGTTTTACCTGTTCTTCAGCCTTTATCAGACATTCAATATTGATAGCGAGTGACCGAAGCAGTACCAACCATTGATTCTCTATTTTTCCGTATTTTGCTTTGATGTATTTTTCCACCACCATCATGTACTGTTGCGTGGTCTCGCTATATTCTTGATATTTGTTTGTTCTTGCCATATCCTTACCTGTTTTTTCCTTTATGATTTCCCTGTAGGCATCCCATAACACTGTCTTATTTTTCCAAGGGTTCGCCATTGCTCTTTGTCCATTGATTTTTGTTCACGGGTCGTTCTATCCATTTGAGATTCGCCGTACAATTATTCTCTCTGTTGCCGTCAACATGTGTTACGAATTTATAGCCATTGGGGTTCTCTAAAAATGCCGCTGCCACCAAGCGGTGAACGTAATGCAATTTGTAGTGTCTTTTGGCATCAACAAGCATCACCTGAAGATACCCGTAATTCTTATTAGGTACGGGTTTCAATATATGCGATTTTTTTCGTTTCAGCGACTTGACCTGCCCTGTGTCGCTGATTTCATATAGTCCTTCATAATTGGGCACGGGCTTCCATGTTTCTTTCTTCATACTTCTTTTGTTTCTTTTATTATAAATAGTGACTACTTTGTATTTTTTCAAGCAATAGATGCAAATTCGTTTTAAGCCGTTCTAAGCCCTTTTATTTGTGAAAATGATAACTATACCACCAAGGGTACAAAAAGCCCTCAGAAGCCATTTCTGAACGTCTGAGGGCGATTCTGTCGTTTTGGGTTACTTGCCAAAATATTTTTCCATATACAAATCAATCTTAATTTCATATACTTGGTATTTGGTGCGAATAGTAGCAAAACCATCTTTGTTCTTTAGGCAACGTCCTGTTTTGCGATTTTTGACTCTTCCCTTGTCACTAATAAGGTAATCTTCACATCCTGCCCGTTCAATTGATTTCCAAATTTCGTTAGTCTTAGCCATAATAATTTTGATTTTATAAGTTATTATTTTTTTTACCTTCTATTAATAAATAGTGGCAACCTCGGCAAACGTACTACCGTTTTACCCCTATTTGTCAAAAATACTCCCTTTAGGACACTTTTAGAGACATTTGGAACACTTTTTGTTGTCATACGGCATATCTGTACCCGTATTCGGTGGTGGTACGACTTGCCTGTGACATTACGACATAATCATCAAATGCCATATCTTCATCATCAGGTTCCACAGTGTCACCGAAGTTTGCCACAGGTTCGTTTAACACCTCTGTATTCGCTTCAATTTCATCAGATGGGTAGTTGGTCGGCTCGGCATCTGAAACGCTGTCAGAAGCGTCCTGTGGGGCTTCTGTGACATCTTCAACCGAAGGGGTCAAATAACCGTCAAGGGTTGGGTCAATCTCTGCAACGGTATCTTCTTTTTCCATTTCCCACGGGGCAAGGTCGGTTTGATTCTCGGTAGGGGTCGGGGTCGTTTTCTGTGCATTCTTTATTGAAGTATAATGTTGAATGGCGGTTTTCGTGCAGCGGTTGTGGATTGCTGATGCCTGTGCCATGATTCTGTACTCTGCACTTTCCCATCCTTCACCGAATTTCTTATTGAGTATGCGGTCAAGTTCCTTTTGCCATGCGTCATAGGTCGGAAACTTCTCCAACGAATCAGCAACCCATTCACCAACCTTTTCCCAATCAGTAGGTTTGATTTCGCGGCGCAACCCCCCACCATCAATTGAACTATCTATGCACTTTTCGGTGAAGTTCTTATCATCATCAGTTGAAGTTACATCAGCATCCGCGTCCTTTATCTTTGTACCATTGAAGTAGTTGTCTTTTACCTCGGTTATCTTGCAGAAACGCTCACAGTACCATATCAGCTTTTCCCATTGCTTTGAGGTGAACCAATCACGGTGCCCCTGTGCATCAGTGATAACATTGGTTATCTCCGCACATACATCATTGTACAGGCTGAAGGTCTTGAGGGTGTACAGGTAGTCCAACTTCGTATTTAGCCGTTCAAAGACCTTTGAAATGTAGTCGTTGCGTCGGGTAATCTCTTCCTTGGATAACTTCACCCTTGGTGATGTCTCTTTAACTTCAATTGAAGTATCTTCATCTATCTCCGTACCTGCAACTGAAGATGTAGCAACTTCAACCTCCCCTTCACCCTGTACTGAGATAGATTTATCTTCATCCGTAACTTCAACCTCGGTAAAGGTATCTGTTACTTCAGTTTCATTTTCGCTATATACATAGATAGATTCTTTATCTGTATCTGAGTCTGTATCTGTATCTGTAGTGACCTTTTTGAAAATGTCACCCTTTAAAATGTCACCCTTTAATTCTGAAATGTCACCCTTTAATTCTTTGATTTCAGACCTTAATTCATTGATTAACTGCATAATATCATTTTTTGCATCTTCAATGTGGAAAATGTCACCCTTTAAAATGTCACCCTTTAAAATGTCACCCTTTAATTCTGAAATGTCACCCTTTGTATCTTCAAAAGTACACCCTTTAACTACACCCTTTGTTGATTCATAATTCTCTATTTTTTTCATATCCAAAATGTATTCGCTTGCGTTGCCTTTATATTTTCCTACCTTGCGTGAAATAAAACCCAAATTGACAAACCTGTTAATGGCTACCGCTACATGTCGGTTACTGTAGCCTGATGCTTCCATCAGTTCAGAATTCGTTGCGAAAAAATAACCATCATCCGCAACCTTATCCATGCCGTTACGGAAAATCAACTCTGCCAATAATAATTTTGCTTTTAGGGTAAAATCTGCACTTTGTGCAATGTTGTTGGGAAGAATACCCAACATTTCAATCTGTTCTTCAGTGAATTTCTTCATGTTCTCAATTCGTTTTAAAGTATTATTAATCTCAATTCATTATAAAGGTTGGAAGGGGTGGTTGAATTGAGAAGAACCACCCCAAGGGTAGCAAATCCTCAACCTTTTATTAATAAATAGAGTGCATTTTTCATTTTTTCAAGTCTTGGATAATATTTTTTTAATCCTCTGTTGTAAATATACCTCTTTTTCGCCATATAACAAAGAAAAAAATCACCCCCACTTATCACAAGCGAGGGTGACACAATCTAAATTTCACAATTTGATAACGTAATGTTACCGCCACAAAGGTACAACAAAAAAAATTGCCCCACCATTAACGGCATGACAATTTTTTCACAAAAAAACCTACACAAAATTATCCTTCCTCACTCGTATAAATCATCATTGCTCCCGTGCTGTTGCGAATGATTTTGATTTCCTTGAAGTCGGTACCGAAATGCTCAACCGCCTTAAAAGCCTGATTTGCAACCAATTTCATGTCCTTTTCATTTGAAAAACCAATCACGACTTCAACATCTTCTTCCGTGACTCCAATCACCGTGAAATTGTGGTTAATCACACGGTTCAACAACTCGGATGCCGAAATGTTGTCAAATTCTTCATTAAAAATACTTGTTACATTCATTTTCTTCATTTTTTTTACATTTTAAAATTCAACGTGTTAATTCCAACGCTGCAAATGTACTACCATTCGGAAATAACAGATAAAGTCAAATATCTAAAAAAATGTTAAATGATATTTTTTTCACCCATCACCGAAAATTTTTCAAAGTTGCCACTATTTATTATTGAAATAAACCTACTAAAAATTATAAGCCATGAAGAAATTCAAAAACATTTTACACATTATTGTAATATTATCACTCGGTTACTGTTGTTATCAGATTCATTCGGCAAAGATGATGCTGAAAGAAATTCAAAAACAAGAAATCATCATTGAACAGATAACCGACCACGGCACATTATGTAATATTGAACACTTCACAAAATGAATAAGCGCAAAAACACCTACACACACAAATGGATTCAGACGCATGGAACAAGAAACAACAGAAAATCATACCACAGGAAGACAAAGACTTTGAGGATGCTAAAAAAATCTTCAATCAAATTCTTCACAAATACACCGTATCATATACGCAAACAGGTCTTTTTGACGCAACTGATATGCGGTTCAGTTATGATGAAAATTCAACATCCACAAGAAAATTCAATGTTGAAATCAAAACAAGGAACGACAACGGATACCGCACAGAAATACCGCTTAAGGTGGTAAAATACTGTGATATGAAGGAAGATACCAAGGATGATGAAAAGTTACTGTACATATCACTCGTGAACGACTACGAGTATTACGTCTTTGACCTCAGCCGCATGGATTGGAATCTTGTGGATGTACGTAATTGGTGGATTTATGATTATCAATATGCGGATGAAGATAACCGTAAAAAGGTTAAAACACCAACGTACTTTTTTCCCGTTGAACTTGCTTGCAGCCACGGAAAAATACCCAAATGATATTTATATATGTTATGCCAACAATCAAGAAAAATAAACCCAAGCCATCAGCAAGGCGCAAAGAACGTCAATCACTTTATCAGTTGAAACAGTGGCGCAATCTGTCTGCATATATGCGGATGATGTACCCCATTTGTCAGGTCTGCGAAAAAAACATATCTGAACACGTACACCACATCAACAGCCCATTTGATTACGGCCTGTCTGAAGTTGAAAAAATATCAAGGCTGCTTGACCCCGACAACCTGATAGTATGCTGTCACGAATGTCACAGCCGAATTCACCAAGAAAAAAAATTCAAAAAAAGTTGATGATAAGGCGAAAAAATGAAAAGTGCAGACTATTTATATATGTAAAAGTTCACGTCATAATATATTGTTATTTTTTATTTGTCATTTTATATTAGATTTTTTAGTTATTTTTCCCACTCTGCTGTGAAGCACGGTGGGTTTTTCTTTTCCATTAAAAAAGGTGGACAATTGCCCACCTTGATATTATTTCTTTCTGTCGTATCGTTTCCGTTCAAACCTCGGACGTTTTTTCACCTCGTGCGTCAGTTCAAGTTTCGCCCCACGAGCATCAACAATATAAAGATGATAACTGTTACCTGCCACTTCATAAATCCAATACGAGTTATCCAAGTAGCCAATCTTGTTCACAGCGTGGAATTCGTATTTGCCTTTTGCAATTTTCACCACATAAAACGCTTCCAATACAGTATCAATGATTTCCTTTTTGAACGTATCAGTTAGTTCGTCAGTGAGGTTGACGTATTTGGGTTTGCCACCGTTGTCCAAGAACTGACGGTATCTTGTGTTGTCTGTTTGCAGTTCTGCGATTTCGGTCTCAAGCCTTTTGTTTTCCTTTTCAATGCGCTTGATAGTGGCATCCATCTTTTCAATGGTGAAGTACTTGGGTCGTGCGATGTTCATTTCAATTGCTCGGTCTATCTGCTTTTCGTTTTCCTCAATCTGTGCCTGAAAATTGGCGATTTTGGTTTCATTTTCCTTTATCAGTCTGCCATATTCCTTTTGGTTGGTCTTTGCATCATTAGACAACATACTGTTGTACATGAAGTTCGCACTGAACCAAATGGCGAAATCAACCGCATTGAGGTTAAGGGTATAGTTGTTGTCGGTGTACCTGTGGTTATAAACACAGTTGGGGATACTTCCGGCCAGAACGGTACCATCAATCTTGTCACGCAAAATACCCTTGCCAAAGTATACGTGTGTGGGGTCATGTCTCCATCTGTGGCTTGCTATTTTTGTCGCTGCTGCGTCAAATAATTCACGGCTGATGATTTGGGGAAAACCATTTTCACCAAGGTATGAAGTATCTTTCAATATCTTCACCATGCGAACCGTTTCCTGTTGTTTGTTCCGTTGGGGATTCAGCACACCCAATGATATGAAGTGCCTTGATATGGCTGCGCTTGTCCAATCCTCTTCAGTGTAGAGTCGGTACATTTCACGTACATATTCCGAATCTTCAGGGTCGGGTTCATAGTGCTTTTCCTTGTCCAATCTGTACCCGAATTTAACGTGACCGCCATTGAAACGGTGTTCTTTTCTGTTGCGCTCCCTTGCCCTTGCAAAACGTTCCTTTTTGATAATCATTTCCTGTTTGGACATAGTTGCTATCAGGCTGAATGCCAAATCAACACCCAAGTCAACATCACCAACCGAATTGAACAGTCTCAACGGTGGGGTCTTGATTGCAAGTTGCACCTTATGTTCAATCAGGAAATTCTTTATCTGCATCAGTATTACTTCATTCCTACCGATACGTGAAATTTCCCAAGCATATACTGCTGTTATGTTCGGGTTGCCCTCAACAGTGTCATACAATTCCTGTACTTCACGCAAGTACAAATCATTCAACTTGATTGCCGATGCGCCCTCACCCTCAATGATAATCAAGTCCTCACGCTTGTAGCCATCAGCAATAGCGTAGTCAATCAGTTCCTGTTTCTGCGTTTCAATCTCCTGTGAGGTGGTTGAAACCCTGACCAACAGTATTGCTTGTCCCATATTTTTATTTACCTTTGCCATAACTTTATATTGTTTGATTTTTAATTACGCTGCAAAGATAATATATTTTTGGCGATTTTTTACTAACTTTCGTTATAATAAAAGTTAATAATAAATAGCCCAAATATAAATATACCCAAAAAGCAAACTTTGAAACTTGCCGTTTGTGTCTTCAAAAGTTGGGGGCGGTTTAACGTCTTGTTAATCAGAAAACTA